TTAAATGTAATTTGAGCATCAACAACCGAACTAAGAGTAGTTCGTAGATTAGGAGAATTAAAACTACAGTTTGTGCAACAAATTCTTCTTGCATATGGGTGAATACCTGAGTTGAATTTGAATACTACTGGAGTTACTTCGCTATCATACAAGTGATAGTTATTATAATAAGTACACGCCACAAGTGATAAATCGTAACTTGTCCTTAATAAATATCCAGTTTCGTAGGTGTCACACTGGCATTGAGTTAATGAGCCAAAACCGGCGAAATGAGTAAAAAAGATTGAGTTTGCAACTTTGCTTGTCAGCCAACCATGTACTTTATTGTAAAAATTAGTACCACCATTATAGATACACTTTTTCATGTCTACGATTACAATTTCGTTAAAATGGCAGTCAGAAGTTTGATTGTAAATACCTCGGCTATCAGGTGTACAATCGCCAATAATCGTGCCGTTTTGACATACAAAAGCACCACCTTTTTGTATCCAAATTGCAACAGTTTGACAGTTTTTAATCATAAAATTTTCAAATGTAAATTTATATGAATAAATTAGATTAAGACCACCGGCTTTGTTGTTACAATCAATAATAATGTTTTTTAACAATGTTTTTACATCATTTTTGACATTAGCTGAACCATCAAATGTAATCATATAATCCATTGTCTTAATTGCTTTCAAGGTTGCCCAGTTAAAATCAATTATACAAGTGCTAGTATTTGATAAATTTAACGGACTACTAATGCAATAGGTTTTACCATTTTGACATTTGATTTGTGTTCCATTTGCAATACAATAATCAATTGCTTTTTGCAAAGCATTTGTATCATCAAATACGCCGTTGCCTACTGCACCAAATTTTTCAGGTGTAATCTCATATAAAGTGTGTTGAGAAACAAATTCTTCAATGGAATTAAAAGTTTTAACATAGTCTTCTTTAGATTTTACAAAAAAGTTTGTAATTTGACAATTTAAATTTGCTTTATCCGGTAAATATACTTCATACAAATTCAATGAATTTGCTACGGTTACTGTTGTCACAAAAGTGTGCTTGTTACCATCTGTAATTGCACCGATTTTTCCTAAATCTTTATAATTATTGTCAATTTTCACACCCAAATTAAAATCAGTATTTGACACATAATCAAAGCCGATATAATAGTCATTTTTGGGTAGTTGTCTTTCACTATCAAATACCCATTTTGCTCTATCAGTATTATCTGTGGAAGTGCTTAATAAATATTTTCTATCTGTGTAACTACCATTATTATTTTCATTAACAGAAGAAAAATAACCAACTTTGTTAGAGTTGTAATCATTAATAATATTTGTTGTGCTAAATGTTTTTAAAGAATTCTCTGCAACAGTAATTCTGTTTTCGTTAGATGAAGTTTTACCAAGCAAATTTGCTAATTCTTCATCTTTGTTAGCTAGTTCATTGGCAACATGTTCTTTGTGTAAATTGTAATCAACAATATCAACTTTTTTACTATCTAAATTACTAATAGCAGTATCTAAAGCATTTTTATCAACAACTTTGTCTTTAATATCACTAATCAAGCCTTGCAAATTAGCAATTTCATCACTATAAGTATTAGTATCTACTTTACTGTTTTGTAGCTTAGTAACAAGTGATTGTAAACTTTCAATAGCAGTTGTATATGTGTCTTTTTCAACCTTGTTATTATTCAATACAGAAAGCTGATTGTTAATAATTGACAAACTGCTTTTTAACTGAGAAACAGACTTGTTATGTTCTTCAATACTTATCTTTGATGTATCAAGATTATTGATTAGTTCTTTAAGGTTTGCCACCTCATTATTAAATACATCAAGTGGTGTCTTGTAACCTAACTGTGTATATAAATCCTCAATCTTTGTATTGTCAGCATTGGTAATTGTAAAAGAAAAAGTATTACCTTTATCTGTTACAAATGTGTAGGTATCCACATTGCCCTCGGTTGACTTGTCAAGTCTTGCTATACCATCACCTTTTAAGTCACCTGACTTGTATTGTGTGTTATCGTTATAGGTAATAACAAGGCAATTATCAATCATTGATACACTTTTAATTGCTTTATTATAGTAGGTTCTAGCTTCTTGTAGTGCTTGTATTAAAGCATTGTAGCTATTACCTACATTTCCATAGTCATTAACCATAGCGTAATATTTTCCTTTCTCAAAATATGGGGTATTGCAGTTAATATATGTTCTATCGTCATACTCTAGTATTGTATTTGTAAGTTTGTTGTTCTCATCCATATACTGGCTATCTGCAATCACATACATAACAACATCAGTATATCCGTTTTCTAAATATTGCCTTTTGGTTATTGTCGGAGTTACAATTGGCGTTTGTTTCTTGCAATCAATATCTTTTGTAGTGATTTTACCTGATAATTTATCACCAATTTTATACTCAAATTTAAGAGTTATTGACAACATATTACTTGTTGTAGTGCAATAAATTCTTCTTCCTTGACTAACTGAGATTGCTTGACTTCTTTTGTATACAATTGAACCGGCTGAATGGTCGTTGGTTTTAAATTCTAAGTTATTGAGTAAATTTCTGTCACTACTAAATTTAACCGGTACATAATCTATACCGTTAAATGTATAATAACTATCTGCGTTATCTACCCAATCATCAGGTTCTTCTTCTAGCAACTCGAAATGTGGTACATTTAGGATATTTTCAACAACAAAAATAAAAGTCGGTGAAATCGAATAGCCCTTATTATTAGATAACTGTATTTGGCATTTTGTGTCACCTACATTGAGGATAGGTGCAGTAAATACAATTTCATTATCTACAATATCGCAACTTTCCCATTGTTTACTTAATCCCTCTAAATAAACAGTAGCCACCATATCATTATCAAGTTTGATAGGCTCTGTACCGTTAGTTAGAGAAATATATATAATGTGGCTTTCATTTTCAGCTTGTCTAATATTTATAAACTGTTTGTAACCACTTTTTTTCATATCAATAGTAATTCTATGAGGTGTCATATTTTCCCCCCTTACATAAAAATTATAAAAGAAAAGGTGGGTTATTTTCTAACCCACCAATTTTTTATTACTCTAACCAATCTTGAATTTTTGTATCTAGAGTAATTTTACTGTTATCCCACTTGATGTACTTGTTGTTGGATAAAATCTTATAAATTTTGTCCATTGTTTTCTTGTCGTTATTTTGGTATGCTTCAATGTACTTTTCTTTAGCCACATCTAAAATTTTATCTCTTACTGCTCCGTCAACTTTCTTGTTCCATTCATCAGTAGTGTAGTTTACGGTCTTACCGTCCTTTCTGTGGGTTTTGCTTGTAGTTTCCTTACAAGCCTTTAAAACTTCATTAAGATACGAATTAGCCGAATAATTCATATCTTTTAGTGCAGTTTTCAAATAGTTTGTTGCTTTATCTTTTGCCCTTTCGTTGTATGTACCGACTTTCCAATGGATGATGTAACCTGTTGCCTCGCCGATAGTGTCATTCCATATTTCAATACCATTATTCCACAATGCTATACTATCTCTAGATAAGTTACCTATACCAATACCTGTAATTGTAGATATTGATTTTAGCCAATAATAAATTTTTCCATACAATGAAGTATTATCATATTTATCATTAAAAGTCTTATCATAGGCATTAACAATATCAGTAAAACTTTGCGACCACATAGCCGTATTATCGTAATAGGTGTCAGAAAACTTAGTAATGTACTTAAACATATCCCATGCGTCACTAACAATAGGAACTTGGTTTAATGGGTTGATGTTCTTTTCCATTTCTTGAATGAAGTTTTCGGTGTATTCATCCTCGAAATCTTTGTCATCATCACTATATCTTAGGTTATCCCATAGTGCTTCAATCATTGAACTAAATAGGTTGGTTAGTCCTAAACCAAAAAGACTTACTGCAAGTCTTTTTCCGTGTTTGTTAAGCAACTCTTTATTACTCATACCTTGTCTTTTGTTATTGATAAAGTCGTTTGCCAATTCATTAACAACATTCAATGAAACGATAGGTTCACTTTGAAAGACTGTTACAACCTTTGCAAGTGAATTATTAGAACGCATTAACTGACTTCGTGTCATAATATTATCAACAACCTGTGTTTTATACACAACTTCTCTAAACAATTCATCAGTTTGTTTTTTGAAGTTCTCGCCTTTAACGCCTTTATCTTCAACTGCATATTGACAAGCCTTGTATAAAAGTCCCCATGTAAACTTATCACCGTATTCAGCACCTTTCATCCCTAAGTCATTTATCTTATTGTAAAGTGTTTTTTTACCTTTGATAAGTTCACTCATACCAAATGTTGTTGAGTTATCAAAGAAGCCCATTGACTTCCAATTACCTATACCGGTTTGTTCCATTTCTTCAATTAAAGTTTTTGCCTTTGGTATATCTTTAAGTGCTTTGACAAGGTACTTATTGTCTAATACTGCCATTGCTCTAAAATATGAAGTAGGTTGGAGCATAGCCACACGAAGATTATACATAACCTTTGAGCCTTTAACCTTTGATATAGTCTTATTGATAACTCCAATATCTTGGTTGTTATCAATTCTACCATCAATATTCAATAGTAACTGACGATAGTATTGATAGAATTTATCACCATAGGTTTCCTCAATTTTTTCTTTGACGCTCGTTGTTTCGTATTTACCTGTTGCTTTATTATAAAAACTATCTACCTTTTCAAAAAAGGTATTTGCGTCTTGAATAGCTAAACCGTAGGCATTATATTTTGCAACTTCAACAGTATGTTTTGCAAAGGTATCAAAGATATTATGAATAACAACTCTGTTCATTGCGTTTGGCGTGATTTCCTTAGTCCAACTTTTGTTAAGTAATGCCCAAACATTCTGGTCTTGTGGTAACTGTTGCTTTTCAACTGTAGTTTTTGATACTTCAACAGGATAATAAGTTTTTTCACTAAATTTAGCAATGCCGTGTAATGTTAAAGATACTTCGTTAGCTAAATCACTACATCTAGTAGCCATATAGTTTTGTAACTTATCAGCCACTTGTTTTTGCTCGTTACTTAAAGACTTAAACATTGTATTAAGTATATTTTCATCAATAAAATGCTTTGACTTTTCATTATAACTTTCCTTAAATTTACCGTCTTTAATTTGTGATACCTCAAAACCACCTGTTAATAAATGCTTTTTGCCGTATGGTCTTTTACTTAACTCGTAAATTTCCATAAGTTGTGGCACATTCACAAACATTTTGTTGCCGTCTGCGTCCTTAAATTCCTTAACATCTTTTTCCCACTCTCTAATTGTTTTATCTCTATTCTCAAAACCTGCGTCTTTCATAGTCTTTTTTGAATATTCAATAATGTCTTTACTGAGTAGAGAAAATTTATCTGTTGCGTCCATTAGTTCATTAAATAGACTTTCACCGGCTGGACCCAATCTCTTAAAGTAGTTAATAGGAGTAATTACCCAAGGTGCAAAAATCTTGTTTTGCAGGTTTGCCCACGCCTTTTGACCTTTGCTGAGGTTTGCTTTTACTCCCATTTTGTCTAGGTATTCAAAAACTTTGTTTCTTAGTTTAGACATTCGCTCAAACTTATCGTTTTTAAATAGTTTGTCTGTATTAGTAACGGCTTTGGATAGGTCGGCTAGAATATCTCTAACTTGAATTAATTGTTCTTTAGACATATTCTTTAGTACATTAGTACCGTTGTAACTGTCTTTTAGTTCGTCCATTTGGTTAATGATTGCTTGTAAATTTTCGACAGTGCTATCGTCTAAATGAAGATTGTATTCTTTTAATTCATTATTATTTTGAATTGTAATAGTACCATCATCACTTAACTTTACTTCGCCTACATTTAATCGTCTTTTTAGAGCATTAAAAGATAATTCAGCCTTAGTGATTTTACCGTCTTTGCTTGTCTTTAAATCTAACCCATCAATAAAACCATACACAATAGGCTTTAACACCTCAGGTACATTTTTATTCTTAGTGTTACTAGCCATTTTAGATAGTAATTGAGTGGCTCTGCTTTTGATAGACTTCTGTAAATTAGACTTATCCCTTTGTTCGTAAATCTTATTCTTAACAGATTTTGTTTCATTCTTAATAATCTGTCTAACGGCTTCCATACTTCTAACAGAAGTAAGTTGACGGTCTAACTTTATAATATCCTCATTAGTTGAATTGATTTCATCATAAAGTTTTTGAATATCCTTTGATTCAGGGTTAGTCTTCTTTAACTCTCTAATTTGGTTATACCTATCCTTTTGAGAATTTTCTAATTCTTCAATTTGGTTAGCCATACCCATATATCTTTCTAGCTTTTTATATTCTGCTGAAGAATAACTAGCATTTTGCATAGCCTTGGCAATAAGCTCTCTTCTAGGTAGGTTACGGTCAACATACATCATATCAATTTTGTTACGCATTTTTCGGTTTTCTGCTCTTAATGACATAACTTCTTTGATATGTTTGTTTCTCTGTTCGATTAGTTGGTTTTGTCTTGCTACAATAGACTTGTTATTGCTTTGGATGTTTTGATTTGCAATATCTAAAACAATATCCTGAGCAACTCTCTGCGAAAAGATTTTTTTACCATCTTCATTCCAAACGATTTGAGGGTTAGTCTGCTTTTTGACTTCATTCATTAAATCAAATAACATACTAGGTTCTTCTAACATTTCAGAACAAAACTCGGATAATCTTTGTCCGTTTATCATCATACCGTTAGGCATATACTCGTCAATATCTGCTAAAGTGTCACATATTTGTGAGAATGTTCTGCCACTATTTAGGCTATCTTCATTTACAACCGTTGCATATCCAAACAGACTATCTCTAAATCTCTTTAACTGCCCTGAGTTTTTAAGATTGTCCCATTGCTTGTTACTTAACTTTATGTAGTTACCTTTTCTGCCTTTATCCATTAAAGTTCCTTTTAGATAACTTCTAAAGTCAATCCACTCTTCAATGTTTGGATATTCCATTTTTAGGGTTTCTTTATCCTTAATTTGTACCTTGCCTAGTTTGTTATAAATTCTATCAGCAATTCTATTCATCAACTTATATGAAAAATCTTCATCACCTGGGACAGTAACAGATACATTGTGATAATCTCTTAGTTCATCAGCAATAATACTCTTAATCTCGCTAGAGATATTTTCTGTACCTCTTTTAAGTCCGTAACTATCAAGGTTATCTTTGATTATCTTATCAATACCTTTGGCAGTAAACTGTAGCTTATTACTTTGGTTGCCTTGTACAACATCTCTTAGTAGGTCAATAGCAAAACGGCTTTCTTCTTCAAGGTGCCTTTCTCTTGTGTCTTCCTCTCTTCTCATAGAGTATTGTACTAGGTCGTCAAGTTCTTTCTTATTCTTTGTATCCTCTTCCTTTTTAGTATCTTCTGCTTCTACAGAATTTTCATTTGTAGAATTTTCTTCTACTGTTAATTGAGCATTAAGGTTTGTTGCACTTTTGTATAATGCTTTATTCCACTTGTTTTGAATTTGTTTTACTGCATTATCTACACTTTCAATGATTTCAGCCTCTAAAGAATGTGCTTTAGTGCCTTTATATGCATTTTTGATTTTTTCTGCAATTTTTTCAATAAAATCAATTAGTTTTTCAGTAATTCTTTGAAGTTTGTTTTTATCAATTTCAATGTCACTTAATGCGTCAACACCGTTTTTTAACATACTTTCGCAACCGTCAGCCACAACTTCTCTCATTGCTTGGTCGTATGTTAGATAATTACCATTAATTTTTTGCCTTTGTTTTAGTGTTATAAGTTGGTCTATATCCTGACCTTGACTTTTCAACACTTCAAAAACAATATTCTTAAGGTCTTCATATTCCTTAGGCGCATACTGTTCAAACATATGCGTTAGTTCGTGTGAGAAAGTTCTCATAACTGCACCATCAACTAAAGCCTTTTCTGTATCTGTAACACCGGCATTAATATCAAGAAAAATTACACCATCTTTATAGTAACCGTTAGCACCCTTATATTTGCCATCCTCTGCCTTAGATACAAAGAATTTAACATCAACAGGTAGTGTGTTGACTATCTGCTTTATTGCCTTAACTGAGGCTTTCTGTTGGTCGTTTAGGGTTAGTCCTGACAACTCTGTTGTATCAACCTTACCTTGATGATATTTAATCTCATTATCACCTAGTTGTAGGTATGTATGGGATATATCTCTTTCGGCATCATTTACCCTCTTTTGGTGTTCTAAAACACCTTGCTGATAGGCATTTAATACGGTTTTCTCATTTAGTTCACCGTAACTATTTACAGTTTGTAAAATATTTGTGTTACCGGCTACACCACCCTCTTTAGCCATAAGCCATAGGTTAGCATATCTTTCAGGTGAAATAGATTGTGTGCTTGTATAACCATCAACAAACTGTTTAGCCTCACTCTTGCTCATATCACTTGCATAGTTGCTGATAACTTGCATATCATTATCAAGTTTAAGTTTCTCAGCAGTATCTGTTTTGTCGTTAACAGTATATTCAACCTTGCCGTTATTAACAGTAACATCATCAAATTTTTGTGTTGTAGTATGTTGTGTTTCGGTTTTTTGTCTGCCTAGTGCTGAGGTCAACGCAGTAGTATATCTGTTTAATGACTTATCCTTTATGTTCTTAACCCAATCATTAGTGTACTGTTCATTCTGTACCTGTGGTTCTGTAAAATCAGTATTATAAGCATTGTTTTTCTTTAGTTCTTCATTTTCTGTTGCATTTAGAGAATTTGCGTTTGCAGAATTTGTGTAGTTTTGATATTCAGAAACAATTCTTTGTAACTGTGGTGTTGTGTCATAAGTTTTCTTTTCACTCTCTGTTAGAGTTTCACCCAGTACAATTTTATTTGCAATACTAGATAGGTCTTTATCAGCACCTAAAACTTCTAATCTGTTACCGAACTCTTGGAGTCTATCTTTTGAAGTGTCGTTTGGACTTTCTGTTGCAATTAAATTCCTTAGATTACCTAAGTCATAGTTAGATACTTTTTCTTTGCCTTGTAATTTTTTTGCTAATTGATAGGCTTTTGTATTTTCGTCTAAGTCAAGACCTGTGTTAATTAGATTATCAACTGTATCATAGTTTTTAATCTGTTTACCGGCATACCTTGTACCAATGGAATTGAAACCTTTTTGTGTGCCACCCATAGCCATACCACTTAAGCCACCGGCTAGAAAAGATAAACCATCATCAGCCAAACTATTGCCGATTGCGTGTGCTAAAGCCTCGCCATTAGTTGCGTTAGGGTTCTGTGTCTTGTAGTCGTTTACATATTGCTGATATTCGTTCTTATCACCGTTTGCTACAACATCAACAATATCATTTAACCAGTTAGAAGCTACTTCTTCGCTACCTTCTGTTAAAGCAGACTTTAACAGATTAGGGTTTTTAATAATCCTGTCAAGGGAATACTTTTCTGTAATACCTTCAATAGCACCTTGAATAATACCCATTGTAACGGCTTTTGTGTCAGAGTAACCTTTTTCTTTGCCCTCAATGATTGCGTTAGTTGCTACACCATTACCCATTAATGCTGAGGTAATTCCAGGTACATAATTTTTAGCATTAGACAAAGCACTTGCTACTTTACTACCGACATTTGTTGCACCTACGGCAGTATTTGCTAGGCTATTACCTACACTTGCTACACCACCACCTATAGCATTACCTAGTGCTACATTAATTGCACTATCAACAGTAGAGTTTACAGTGTTGTATAGAAATTTCTCAACACCATTATCCATATTACCTGAAACCGTGTCTTGAATACCGTTAACTATATTAGTTCCTCTATGTAGCCAATCGTTAGTATCAATATCCTTGCCTAGTGTAGTCTGTACACCATCAACAATAGCAGTAGGAATAAAGTTATTAGCAACTTGCATACCTCTCGCTTTTAGTGTGCCTAGAATAGGATGTTCTTTCGCAAATTTTTCTTCGCTTTTTACCTCTGCTTGGTTATTAACATAGTTTGTATAGTTTGATACACTATCATCATAACTATTGCGTTCGTCAGAAAACATACCATATTTGTTAGATAAATATGTGGAAATTAAATTATTTTTTTGTTCTGTGGTGTAGTCTTTGCCTTTTTGATAACTTAAACCACCAATAGAAGCAATTGTGCTTTCTTTTGGCTTAGATAATTCTTCAAAGTCATTATTCTTTGACAATTCGTCAAACTGCTTATTGACTGTATCTTCTTGTTCTTTTACTTTAATTTTTGTATCAAGTTTGTTGATTTCTTCTTCATTCTTATTTTTTGTTTTGTCAAAGTAATCAGTATTACCTAGTAAAGAGTGTGCAAGTTCGTTTCTTTCAGTATAACTTCCTGTATCTTCTAGATAACCTTTGTACTTCTTTAGTAGGTCGGTATCGCCCATTTCATTAATATAACTTGATATGTTTTTCAAGTCATTAATGGTGTTATCTTTCTGCCAATTACCTGTCTTTTCATCAGCACCATAAGTTGTATAAGCACCATTGTTTTTAAGAGTATCAATGATTTGGTCGTTAGACATTCCCTTTAAAGCATTAATATCCTTATAGGTATTATATTCGTTTTCGTCCTTGAATTGGCTCCAATAATCGTTAGCATTACCTACATTAAGTGATACATTCTTGATACCTTTGCCAATACTGTTAAGACCTTTTTCAATAGCCTTAACAGTATCTTTACCATACACATTTTCGTAATCACTTTTGTATGTACTTAATTTGTCTTTTAATGCATTATATGTATTACTGTCATTTAATAAATTGTTGTGTAAATCATCATCAACACCACTTGTATAAGTATCTCTGTTGATGTAATCTTGTGCCTTAGAGCCTGTACTAGCAAAGTTAGTAGCAAGGTTTTGGAAATCGGATAGAAGAGTGTCTTTGCCACTTTGAATGTTTTGCTTATTTACATAGTCTTGATAGTATTCGTCTCCCCTTTTCTTTTTTTCTTTTTCTTCGTACCATTCTAAATAACCCATAGTTTCACCTACTTTTGTATTGAAGACCAATTACCACTATAAAAATCATCTGTAAATGTTGCCGGAAGACCTACCGAATTTAAGATATTAGGTACTTCACTAGCGTATCTTTTATCAAGATTTTTAATGTATTTTGCTAATCTTGCATATTGCCCATTTTTTACATAAGTCTCTACATAAGATTTAACTTTGTTGATTTCAGAATTTTTCAAACTACTTGAACCACTTGAACTACTTGAATTTGGCAATGCACTTAGCATACTTAAACTCTCTGCGTTTCTATTGTGTGTAATTTCTTCGTTTAATGCTTTGTTCTTGTAATTTATATCAGCCTTTAATGCTTTATCCTTGTAAGCATTTTCTGCCTGATTCTGTTCCCATGCGTCCCTTAAACCATATAGGCTAAGTTTATTTTGATTTGCTTTATCCCATAGGTTGTAGTCCATTGTTTCGCTTTTGTCGGCTCTATCTTGCTTTAGGTTAGAGACATTACCCATAGCATTTGCTTGTGTATTATATGAATTTAGGTCATAGTTACGGCTATCACCATAAGCATTTGCAAGGCTATTAAAACGATTGTTATAAACATTCCAATTACCTTGCCATTCATTATTCTTAGTGCCTCTATCCGTAGAATAAGCATTGAATACATTTTGTAATCTGTTTGTTTCTGCCGTATGGGTATTAAGTGCTAGGTTATATAAATCTGCTATGTTGTTGTTTAACTGTTGCATATAACCTTGATATGCCTGACTACCGGCTGTTGTTGCGTATGAGTTACCATAACCGCCTGTCATAGCAGAGGCTTGACCTATCGTATCTGCCATAGCCTGTTGACCCATTACTTGGTATTGGTCTTTCATTTGGTTGTATAAGGTGTCTTTTGACAAGTCATAGCTAAACTTAGGCTGATTTGCTAGGTTAGATAGTGCTTGATTATAACCTTTTTGATTGTCATAGTTAAATGTGCCACTTAACTTATTACTATTCTGCAATTTCTGTAACTGATTATAGAAGTTGTTTGTTGCCGGTGAAGTCTGTATGCCTTGATTTACAAAGTTACTATAGTTGGCAATTGAATTGTTAGCGTCCTTTTTGTAGCCTTGTGTTTCTTTTGAAGTTTTGAAACCGTCAACTTTCCATTTTTGACTAGCCATTATTTTTCACTCCTAATTTTTCAAGTAATGAATTTACTTGATTTTTTTGTTCTAATATCTGTCTTGAATGAGGGTTGCCTACAAGAGAATTTTCATCAATTGATGATATTCTTTGTATTTCGCTTAGTATCATTTGTGGGTTGTTAGAGTTATTATTCAGTTCAGTTACTAACTGATAAAGATACTGTATAACTTCATTTACTTTTTCATCAGTTGTTTTGCCTTGAATGTTTGGTAAATTATACAAATTTGTCACTTCCCATCTCTAAATATTTTGCAATAGAAAATATCTTACATTCGCCGTTACCCTCAAATCTTAGTGAGAAGTGGTCGCACCTCTTAGGTTTAATTGGTAGATTGATAGATTGAGTATTTCTTGCTTTGATGTAGCCGATTGTTTCAAAATCGCCACTAGAGTTATACTCAACTAACACTTTGATATAGGCATTAATCTTCATATTAACTCTTATGTCCATTCTGCCTAGATATTTGTTATCCGGATAAGAATATCCCATAACACCTGTTTGGAAAAACCACTCAATGTTATCTTCTAATTTACCTTGTCCAGTAGGTGAAATTAGTTTGTTGCCATCTACATAATATAAATCAGTATCCACCCTAGCAAAATATTCTGCTTTGGTTTTATCTTCCTTGTGCCATAACTGACTAGATAGGTCATATACAAACATTTCCCATTCGTCAGTATCACATCTTTGCATTGAAATATAATACTTAGTACCGACTGTACCGGCTCTTGCATTACGATAATTTACATTTCCTAGTGGTGTAGATATTGAACTTGGCAATGAACCCTCATACATACAAACATCACTTGATGATTTATAAAATAGGATTTCATTTGAAATTGCAAGTGACTTTTCACTACCCTTTTGTACACCTCTACAGTTAGTAGTATTCATAGTAAATTGTGATGGTATAGCACCACTTATTCTATGTATATAATTTTCCTTGAAGAACATAGGGTATGAACCATAGTTTATAGCACCTGTAAATTCACCATCAGAACCTACTGTAACTGCATAACTATCCGTTGATATACCGGCATAACAATTCCAATTTTTAAAGTCACCTTGCTTACTTGCGTAAATTTCATTTACAATTTCGCCTTTTTTGTTTTTACCATATCTGCAACCCCACAAGCGGTTATTACACTCAATAACATAGTCCATTATAGGCATAGTTCTTGATATTTTAATTGTACCGAGTTTTTGAGTGTATATGGTATTAAGTATACCAACTACAATAATATAGTCTGTATCAACATTTTGCACTAGCATATTAGTGTTTAATTTTGATAACTGTGACATTGTAGCATTTTGATATTGAGAATTTTCCCAATTTATTTTACAAAACTTTTTTTGACCTTGAATATAAACATATAAATCACCATTAACAACCCATTCACTTCTCTTTGTACTTGCAGAAGTATCATTCCAAAAATAAGATGGATATTTAGCTTCTGTAATTTCTGCTGAGGCTGAACAACTAGGCTCTAAATATAAACTAACATAGTCTTTGTCTTTATCTTCTGACTTAATATAAGCCTGTCCAAAAAAAGATTGAGATGTACTACTATCTTTTGGATTATGTACCTTAGGCATATACTGTATACCTTCAAAATCTACGGCATCACCTTTTGATATTCCTTTGCCTATTCCTTTACCACTAATTTTAATATATACAGTAGAAACAGTTACCCACTGTTGTGTATATTCAGCCCATTTTTTTAGATAACCTGTTGTACTGTCATACCATTTTTGACCGTCTTTAGGGTCTTTAGGTTCGGTTGATGATGGGTTAACATAATTTTCACTGTTTTTGTCAGTAAAATTGTATTCAGCACCATCAATATTACACATACCAAATGTTACATTTTCGGAAGCACAAGATACGGAATTGACTTGTTCTATATATCCACATTCATAATCTTTTTCAGTATTGATATAAATTTTGTCAGGTAACACAATTAAATATGCACCCATACAAATAAGTTGCTTTTCGGTGTCTGTAAATAAATATTCCTTATCGTCAATTTTAATTGTTACCTTTTCACCGTTAACATATAAGTATTTATCATCAACATAGGTTAAGCCTTTTTTACTCACGATACCGTGAGGATTGTCTAATTCTGCTACTAGTCCTCTTAACGGTCTTGTGGATAATACAGGATAGTCACATGCCGATAAGTTATTCATATCATAAAATTCACCATCAGCACAACGGATATTATGATTATATCCTTTAAATTCTTCTATCATATCCCTTGAAGTTTCAAGGTCTGTTATTTCAGGTAAATACATTTAATCACCACCAATTCACATTAGGTTGTGTATGTTCGTGTTCTTTGTTATACATTATCTTATAACTTTGATAAGCATTATTAAACATAGCCATTGCATTACTGTAGTCAGTTGTTTCTCGGTTATTAAGTGCAATTTGTGCTTGTACATAATATCTGTAAACATCTTCTGCATAAGGCTCTTTAATGAGTAATTCTGTTGTCAAAGGTTTGTCCTTGTAACCTTTGAAATCTTCTATATAATCACCGTCTAGATACTGACTAAATACTTCTTCATTAGTCAGCATATCAAGTGTTGAAATCATTTTAATTTTATCGTCATTATCGTATGTATTAGGATACATAACATTGACGGTATTTAATACATCTTGTATTGTCATATTATCACCATATTAAATAAGGGACGGTTGTTAGCCGTCCCTTTAATCTTATTCAGTAGGCATTTTTGCTTTTACCTTTTCGATTAATTCAAAATCTTCATCTTTGGCTTTCTCACTGTTGTAATAAGCCTCTGCGATATATTCAGGTACCTTAACTGTTTCACCTCTCTTAATTAAGTAGCTTTCACCATTAACAGAAATAAATTTCTGTGTTTCAGCATTTGCACTTCTTAATTTAGGGATAGTTAAATCAACCATTTTTACTTTATCTGTAGCCATATATACTCTCCTTAGTTAGCAATATCTACACTACTATAACTAGAGCCACTTTCTACTCTTAAAATTCTTTCCTCATATAGGATTTTAGCACCGTGGCAAAACTTATAACCGATTGTACTAAACTGTTCAAGTGGACCACCAGCAACAGTCTTGTCCTTGATAATCATTTCTGTACCTTCGCCCTTTGGTTCTACAATACCAAATGCGTCCTTACCTAGAAATAGTGTTGCATATGTAGCCGGTTTAGTAGTCTCCTTATAGACCTTAGCTTCTACACCGGAAATAAACTTAACACCGTGTAGTTCGCCAATTTCACCTTTAAAAATAGGTGCAGTATCATTATGCTTGTGATAATCTTCCCAAGCCTTTGTATTTCTTAGGTCATCCATTACAGATGGATGGATAATTGCTACATAGTAGCCATTAATCTTAGGTGCTTTATTCTTTGCTAGAATTGTACTTGCTCTTGATACTTCTCTAGGTGTTAAAATACAAGTGTTATCTAGTGTTGCTCTAGAAGTAACTGCGTCACCTTCTGTATTGCCGTTATCTGTTGTCTTATGACAGTACATAACATTAGTACCGGTTAGAAGTTTGTTTCTTGTTAGTGTTGCAAAAGTAGCACCACACGCACTACCCATTTCCTCAGTAGCACCCATAATAACATTATCAACGGCTTCTAGTTCTAGACGGTCAGAAACAGTTGTGTAATCGCCATACTGGTTTACATCTGTTTCAATCTTTGTCATACCAAAGGTTGAACCGTCAGGAATAACACCTTCTGTTAGTGGTGTTAGAGCCTTTGCGAATGTGTTAAATTTACGCCATTCTACCTTGTTACCTTTAATAGGTGTCTTTTTACCAAACTGAGATAGTAGGTCAACTTCCTTTGCGTTTTCAAGTAGTGTTGTGTCATAAAATTCCTTAATAGTCTGTGGAATTTTAGTTGTTGTCTGTACATTTGAACCCTGTACAGTGGCATTAAAAAACTGTAGTCTAAATGCAAACATAAAATATCCTCCGTTAAGGGGAATTATTCAAATGTTACTCTTTCCCCTCTTGCAAGTCTTTCTTTTACTTCTTCAATGTCTTTCATTGTGAAATTCTTAGGGTCAACTTTAGACAGAGTAGGACTACCGTTAGATACACCGTTTTCAATCGGTCTATTTAGGTTATTGTTCATTGCTTTTGTTGTGTTTAGTGCCACATTGTTTACTTGCTGATTTATTGCCATTTCCCTCATTTCAGGGTGCATTACTTCATAAGCAATCAATGGGTCTACATTACTACCACCGTGTTCAAATGGTGCAACCAAACGGAAAAACTGTTCATTTTCCATTTCTGTGTTGAAATCAAAGTTAGGATATTTAGCCTTTACTTTGTCACAACGGTCAAAGATACCATTCAAGACTTTGTTATATTCAGCCTGTCTTTCTTGGTCTTCTCTGTCTTTGTTCTGTTGTGCAATAACCTGTTCAGCCTGTTTTACTCTCAAATATGACTGAGTATCCATACCCATTGCACTTGCTTGTTCTTCAAGTAGTGTTGCGTCATTCTGCATAGCACTTAGTAGGTCAGTATTGAAAGTTGCTGAATTAGGGTCTATACCATAGCGATAATTAGCCATTTCTAACACTTTTTTCATTTCTGCGTTAGAATTGTTGAGTGTTTCTAGTTCCTTATCTCTCTTAGACATTCTTTTAGTGAAAGCCTTGTTGAACATATCGTCATACTCTTGCTTGTAACTAGGGTTAGACTTTAGTAGTTCCTTTAGGGTCTGTTGTCCCTCTGTTGGCTCTGGGTTGCCAGTATTTGCTGATGTGTCAGCTTCTCCAGTAGTAGTTACAGTTCCTGTTCCCTCTGCAGTAGGTTCATCATTAAAAAACTGTAATCTAAATTCGATACTCATTAGGTGGTATCCCCCTTTTTTATTCTGTGGTAAGTCACGACCTTATACTTTAATAATAAAAAAAGAGTGGGTTATTTACTAACCCACCCCTATAAGGAAATTTATTAATTTTTGCTTAATATTTTGAATGTTATATAGTCGCTATATGCTGATGAAATAGACTCTAGTCCGTCAACTACTGTATTGTAGATAGTGTTTAATACTAGATTGTATGTTTTGGCTCTATCAATGGATATATTCAACATTGATATTGTTTTAGGCTTGAATACTTTATGCCCACTTGCCATATCTTCCTCATAATCAAACTGTATGCCGTTTTTAGTTAATGCTAGATAAAGTGTATCTGTTAAAGTTGAAATAGCACTACATAAAATATCCTTGCCATTCTCTGCGTAGTTTGCGTGTCCGTCTATTGATAGAAAGTGTGTATTAGGGTTGTACTGTATCAGCATTATCTCACCTGTGTACTTTCTTGTGCCATTGCTCTTGCGTTCTTAACCTGTGCGTTTTCCTTTGTTGTGTCAAGGTCTACAGATTGGTCTGTTGTTGGTACCGGTGTACTACCTTGTTCGCCTAGCATAGGTAATATTTGATTTAGTTGTGCAATTACATTAGGGTCGCCTATCATTTGTGCCATCTGCATTGATAAACTGCATAGACTTTGAATTGTCTGCTGAGTATTAACATTTTCTTGCACAATATTAATTGCGTCGTCTTTGTTTTTGAAGTCCATAAACTGTAACAATGCAAGTGCCTGTTGTGAGTTCTGAGCATTAAACACACCCAAATTATAAAGCTGAATAGCTAATTCGTTCTGCTCAATTTTCTTGTATGGACTTTCTTTTTCTGCTGATACTTCAATATCAAACACTACATCTCTATATCTAACTTCGCCGTTTAATTCGTCCATTGGCTGAGGTTTTAACCCCTCATTGTTATATTTAACAAATTCGTAGTTCTTTCCATCTTCAATACGGTACTCCCTAAAAAGGTCATAATATTGCTTGATAATTTCAATGCAATCATATGTAACATGCTCGTGAAACAAATAGAAAATTTTATTATGAAGTCTTGAAATCTTAGAGCCACTCTCTTGCATTGCTACAATAGCACTCGCCGCCGTAACACCACTAGTTGTACCACCGTTTGATACATCTCTATTACCTGTGGTTTCTTTCTGCTCATTGATTAGTTCTTCTCTCAATGAAATAATATTACCACTTAATGTACTTGATTGCACCTGCCTTATGTTGCTTTCGTCTAGTGACCCCTCTAAATGGATAAGTGGCTTGTCATAGTCCATAAATTCATTTTCATTGATACCACCATCATTCTTAACCATATATCTAGGTGTAGCCGTTGCTTTTGCGTTCTTTAGCATTGCATTAGTTAAAATGTCAATAGCCTGTTGGTCGCCTCTGCCTATATCTGTATATCCGTAACCAATTAGAGAACCTTCAATATCAAACAGACTGACAACTTCAAACGGATATTTACCGTGGTCATACCAACCGTTAGGGTAATTTTCAGGGTCATTTTCCGTTGAAAATAGAACTTCATCACCACAAAATTTGCAGTAATGTAGTATTTTTTTACCGTTTTGGTACTTCTTGTAGTACCAATCAACTACAAGTGACTTATCTGTTGTGTCAATAGTATCATCATATACATACTTGCTGACTTCTATTGTCTTGTCACCTAGTTGTTTTCCCTCTAGTTGTGGGTACTGTTCTTTTAACTCTTCATTGTCAACTAATTTTGTGTAAAATACATTCCTACTATCTTGTATATCTGTAATGCCAGGTTCCCAAAATATATTAAGTAGGTCAATTTTTTTAACTTCAACGGCACCTAAACCGTTATTTTTCTGTCCATTGAAGAAAATACCGGCTACTGCACCACCGTGTTTTAGTGCGTATAGTGTTATATCGCTATATGTTTCTTCGTAACGCATATTACGAAATTCAACCGGTAAAATAGCAGTTAGCTTTTCAGCCTCTGTTACATCATCAGCCGTTCTAGGCTTGATGTTGCTTTCAGGGTATCCGTCCATAATGTCTGCGTGTTTTGATACAATGCAGTTCCAAAGCCAAGGCGTAGCTATTTCAAATGGGTCTTTTGTTTGGTTGTACTTAAAGCCATTGTTTTTATCCGGCTTAATATAGTCCCATTGTCTTAACTTCCACCATTGTTCATTGGCAATAATTCTTCTTTCTAGAGTGGCTTTACCACTCTTATATTTTTTTAGTGTGTCTTTTGCTTTCGCAATCTCATTTGCACCGATAGGCATTTCAACATCTTGTGTGTTCTGCTCTGTGTTCTCAATCTGTACTTGATTATCTAATTTAAAAGGTGTACCCATTTTAACCTCCGTTATATCGTTGTAATTTTAATTGATTTAGTGGGTCTATAATTGGCTTGTATTTAGGTGTGTATGGTTCAATAGGCTTAACCTTATTCATCATACAGAAGTATCTTATGTCGTCGCTTATATGGTCTTCTAACTCTGTGTTCAGGTCTTCAGGCTTATGTTCATCATACATCATAAGTGGTATTGTTCTTATAGCATTTTTACACGAATTAAAAAAGTAAATTCTAGGAAAGCCATTCTTATCAAATGCCATTCTATAATGAACTTGCATCCAACCGGCTACACGGCTATTATCACCTTTTTCAAAGTAGATACGGTGTTTATCTGCTATATCTGCCACACTCTCACCGGCTGAACGGTTCCATATAGCTGGGTCTGCCACTCCCCCACTAATTTTCCGACCCTGTAGGTTAGGGTGGTTTTTTTCAAACTCTAACGCCCTTTTCATTTGCTCGTATGGGTCTATCTTTAACCCCTCGTTTGGTTCGCCTGTGCAACCGTAGAACTCGGCTATACGGTAGGCTACACCCTCAGTATCTAAAGCCCAATAACCAAAGCTGAAAGGCTTAGAATAACCAAAGTCATAGGACCTATAAATTTTCCAATGACTAGGTATCATAAAATCATCAATGCAATGTGTAAATCTATGTTCTTCCCTCAGTTGTTCAACTGTTGTCCCTAGTTCGTTGGCTATCTGTAGGCTTGGTTCTGTACGGAATTCCTCAAAGAAAGCACCTTGGAAGATGTCCCACTCACCATTGAGCCACGCCTTGCGTAATGTGGGTGGTAAACCTTTCAACCAATTATAATATTGTGGGTCTGCCTTTAATAGTGCCTTGTTGTCAGTAACTAGACTTTGAATAAATGAATAATCGTTAGGGTCTTCACCGTATTTATATTTACGGTCTATGAATAGCCTTTTAACCCACTCGTGACCGACACCACCAGGGTTACAAGATAGATATATCCTTTTGGGAAAGGCGTTTACACCTCGGACAGTTGCAGAAATCTTCTTGTACTGGTCTTCCGTTATCTGCGTTGCTTCGTCTATCATCAACACATCACATTCTAAACCTTGGAACCTATCGGCGTCCTTTTCTGTGTCGCAGTAACGGAAAATAATACGGCTTCCGTTGTCAAATCTTAGTGTTTTGTCTTTGTCTGAGTACCTTGCAAGTCGCTCTTTACTGTACACATTTAGTTCATTGCACAAAGGTTCTATGTGATTTTGCGTTAACTCCGGATATGTCTTTCTGACTATGACTATCGTTATACCACTATGTTTAAGTGCCAGTAGTTTTGCTTTTGCTCTAAATACCCACGATTTTCCACCACCTCTAGCACCACCAAAACCCACCACTCGGTGATGGTCAAGTAAAAATAGCTTTTGTTTTGCGTTTGGTGGCTCTATGATTAAGTTAGTTTGCATAGTCTTCTGCGTTGCCTTCAATCTTTACTGTGATGCTCTTGTTGTCGTCCTCTGTGTCGTACATACCACCCAAACGGCACAACATATCTATGGCTTTTGTTTTGTCGTACAAACTAACAGAGATACCATTTTTGGTCTTTGTAATCGACTGTATACACTTTTGTTGTGTTTCGCTGAGTTTCTTTGTCTCGTTATACTCTAGTTCTGCAGTCTCGTATTTTTTTACAATTGGGTTGCCGTCTTCGTCATAGTCTTCAAACTCTTCAGTCTCTTTTACAATGTTAACAAAATCTGTAATGTTACTTTCTGCTATCGCTTTTAACTCTTTAATCAACTTATCGTTGTCAATGCCGTTATTTGCTAATGCTTGTTTACTATGCTCTTGTATAGCCTTTTGTATATCGTCCCTAGATAGCAGTTTTCTTGCTGTATCTGTCGCATTACTTGCTTTATACCCTGACTTGAGTGCTGACTCTTTGCCGTTGACTGTCTCGCAGTAGTATTTTACAAAGTCCATTTGTTTTGATGTTAAAGCCACGATTATACCCCCTTCTTGGCTCGTATTTACACTCTAATTGTAGTTTGTTGACTTGCAGTAAACTAACCCACCCACAACGGATTGAGGCATACAGACGCTTATACACGCATTTATTATATAGCTTTGTGTGTCTGACTGTGTAATTATTAACTTATATTTACTTAACTTATCTTATGCCGTCATTTGGTTGTCATTTGGTTGTCAAGTTATCTACAAGTTGTATCATTTAGACATAAAAAAAAGACTACCGGACAGGTTTATTCCGATAGCCTTTTCTCTTTTTTGTCTAAATGACAATATGAATTTGCAGTTACTATTATAACCGATTTTTTGTAGTTTGTAAATAATCATTTACAGTCAATAACGGTCAAAAGTAGTCAATGTGAAGATGTAAATGTGTGGAAATATGTTTTTTCAATCAATTTTCAATCAATTTTAATTCAAACTTTTTCAAAAATCGTTCATTTTCTTTCAAAATCGTTCAAACATTAATTACATCATTAATCTTTTTAACTACATCATTTTAATCATTCTTGATGTAGTTAATTTGACTAATTCTAATCAAATCTGAATTGATTAATTTTAGTTATTTTTTTTTAATCTCTGCTTAATAGCATTGACTATATACATATTTATGCTTTCGTTCTCTTTTTCTGCGTCTGCTTGTATGTGTCTTTTGAGTTCTTCGCTCTTTTTAATTCTCAGAGTGATAACATCATATGCTTTTTTGTCATATTTTGCAGTTGCTTTTTTTTGTGCTTCTGTTTTCATTTTTTCGCCTCCCGTATTAGGTATATATATATTATACTTATTTATGCCAAAGGTTCAATGTACATATTGCACAAATACCGTATGCAGTATATGTGCAAATGTTACAAACATAATTTTTTTTATAAAAAATGCTTGACTATGTACCGTAGTCGGTATATAATGAAGACAATCCAAGAGGGAAACACCTCAACGGATACAAACCAAACTACATTATTTTTAGGAGGTACATTTATGAAAATGTATTGTGTTGAACACTCAAAGAATGATTTTGAAAATGCTTATTTCACAAGTGAAACAGAAGCAGAAAACTTAGCTTTAATGCTTCGTGCATTAATGGAAAACGGTGAGATTGAAGAAGAAGAAATTTATATCACTGTTGGAGAAATGACAGAAGACGGCGACTTTTCAGCCGAGGAGGTAATCAAATGATTAAATTTGAGGTTGGTAAAACTTACAAGGACAAATCAGTTGCTTTTGAGGTAGTCAAAAGCAACTGCAAAAACAGTAACTATTGTTCAGCTTCACCATTTTGGCAGATGGAACGAAAAGAGAGGCACAGAAGAGAAGAAGAAAGTAGCTAACTACTTACACGACAATATAGAAGTGTTAAGCAGTTACGGACACGACATAGAAGCAAATCAAACAGTATGAGGGTGGGATAACTTCCCACCCTGGAAAGGAAAAAACAATGATTGAACTTGATATAATTGAATACGCCTTGAAAGGTGCTAGAGAAGATTATAGAGAACTTGAAAAAATGAAGAAAGAACTTGAAAAGAAGGAGAATGAACACCCACCCAAAACACTATTAACAGAGTTTTTGGAGCATTATCCGAAAACCGAATTGAATAGTATGGGGCTACCTAATATTGTACCTTGCGAATTAGGACTTGTAAAAGCAAGTCCAAACTGTATGGCAGGTTCTTGCAAGGAGTGCTGGAACACTCTAATTAATGAAAGTAAAGAGTAACACAGAGTGGCACCACTTCGGTGGTGTTAATGTGGGCAAGGCTTTTGCCTTGGTGGTCACAACCCCACAAACCAAACCGAAAGGAAGATATTTATGACAAACAACGCAATCATTGAGAGAGAAAAAAATCAACTCCTTGTTGAAGGAAAAATTGGTAGTAACACCGTCACTACTGAATATGGTGAGGTAGAAGTACCTGAGGAAATACACACTTACGCAATGTGGAAGTCCCTAGGCTATCAAGTCAAGAAAGGTGAAAAGGCTATCGCCAAATTTTCAATTTGGAAGTATGTTAGCAAGAAGATCAAGGAAAAAGAGGATGAAGAAGAAGCCGAAACTTCAAGAATGTTTTTGAAAGCAAGTTCTTTCTTTAAATTCTCACAGGTTGAAAAGGTAGGGTGAATATATGTTATATAGTGAATTTGTTTCCGGCACTAAGTGCAAAGAAACAGAAGAAAACTACAACATATACAAGTATTTAGAAATCTTGTATATGAACTCTGACATCAGCAAAGAGAAGGTTTACGAATTTGGAAAGAAACTTGTAAACAATGACTTAACAGAAGAAGAGAAAGAACACAATGCAAGAATACAAGCAGAAATTGACGATTTGAAAGAACAAATTAAACTCTCTAAGACTTGGAACAATTACTGCGATATAGATGTAAAAGAGGCAAGACTGAAAATTAAATTACTGAAAAATGCTTTATACAAATAAGTTAAATGGGTGTAGGCTAGTCCCTACACCCTAGAAAGGATAAGACAATGTATCTTTATGAAATTGACGGCAAATACTTCAACGAACTTGAAGTGATTTCCTATTTCAGAATTAAGGACTGCACAAGAAACCTAAGCCACCAAAGAAAACAAGGCATCTTATGCCACCGTGAAGAACTTGACTTTCAGCCAATCCTACAAGGCTACAAAAAGCCTATGTATAACGGTAAAGACAAGGACGGCAAAATAATAATAAGGTATGAGAGGTGAGAAAATGGAGTATGCAAGGGCAATCGTTAACGAACTAGGCGAGGTTGTCGCCTGGTGTAAAGACTTAACACAAGAAGAAATTGACAAAGTGCTTTCTTCAAGCACAGAATACAAAATCACTTGTATAGTTCTTTAATAGAATTATGCAAAAGTAAACAAATGATATTATTTAAAAAAGCCACCCGAAAGGGTGGCACAGAAAGGAAAATAACTATGAAATACTATATTGTAGGTACAAGAAAATACAACACAAACCACACAGACTTCACAGACGAATGGACTTCATATTCAGGCTTTGACTATGAGGAAGCAAAGAAAGCACTTGCAGAAGAACAGAGTAACTATGAGTGTTACTCAACAAAGCAAGAGAAAGCCACACACGAAGTATTCGGCGAAGTGTACGAACTACCTGACGACATAGACACAACAGACAAAGACGCAATAACAGACGCATTATGCGAATGTTGTTGTTGTGATGATTTTTGAGTGAAGGTGGAAAGGAAAATAACTATGAAAAAGTTAGAAGAGCAATTAAGAAATTACAAAAAAACAAAAAATATAATCTTTTCCGATTATAGTGAATATGAGGAAGGAAAAAGTAACAACGGTGGTTGTTATGGTTATACCACCGTTTTTGAAAAAGTGCCAAATAAAGATATTTGGTATAAAAAAGAATACACCACGGGTGAATTTTGTCCATATTGCAGAAGTTTCTTCTGCTCTGGGGATTGTGAACAGGCAGAGTATGAAGAATCCCAACCTTATACAAATAGGGATATTCTTCATCAACTGCACGGAGCAATAGAGATAGGTGAAGAAATTTCATTTATTTATTAAAGTATAAAAATCAGCTTGAAGAACAAAAAGACTAGGGTTATCCCTAGTCTTTTTTTATACCGGCAATAGTAACAAATACAAAGTTGTCTTTATCCTTTACAAACAAATCAGTAAAGCCTTTAACCCACTTCTGATTATCGTTAGGCAATATGGAAGCCTTCTGCAAGGCATCCAACACAAACTTCTTTCCAAATGCTATGTTATCAAGGTCGTGCCTTGTATTATAGTGCCACTCAAACACAATCCTTATAGTTTTTGTTATCTTTTCTATTCTGTGAGTTGCTTTATAACTCATAAGTAATAATTTAATTCTATCTTCCGTATCGTGCTTTAAAATGTTGCCTTTATCATTTTTTCCAAACCGATACCGACACGCATTTATGTATTCATTCGCCGTTGGCAACCTAAATGGTATCTTAAAACAATAAGTCATTCAGCAAACCTCAATGTTACTTCATACAGAAGATAAACACCTGCGTCATTTACCGTACAACTTTCTTCTCTTTTTGCAAAGGTTAGAATATAACCCAGTTCTTTTGCCTCTGTTTCAACTTTCTCAATATCAGAAGTTACCTTTTTTTCAAACTCTTCTAAAGTTGTATCATTTTCAGCAAAAGAAATATAATCAGATACTTCCATTTCTGTAAAACCTTTTGCAAAAATCAAACGCAAAGCCATTTTGTTAATATCGTCAACAATCTTATATCCGTTATAGTCTGCTATAACTTCTTTAATCATTCTTGCCGGTATAACACCGTTTAAAAATTCCATTTATTTCTCCTTAAAAATTTTCATAATAGTAGTTAAGATATTGTGCGTAGGGGCAGTAATGCCACCTATCAGCACAATATTTTCTTTTGTGTATGTTTTTGGCTTGTGGACTATTAAATCTCATTATGTTAGATATTTCATTATAAATACACTCACAGTTCAAATCTATTGAATTGTTATCCTTTCTGTAATAAGGGCATATAACTCTAACATCAAGATACTTTCCTTTGTTAGCCATTTTCACTCCTTAATAAAAATAATCGTCAATGTCAACATAAATAAGCAATAATTGAAGTGCAACCCATAGAACTAAAATTATCCATGATGGTATCCATACAATTAAAGGAACTGCAATACTATTAGCACTTAAAATAAATAAAATCATAAGCCATATTGTTATTAGCATTCTGTTTCCCCCTTGTCTAGGAAATCTTGGAACTTATCACACATAGCACCGACTTGTATCGCCTCTCTAATAAGCGAAGAAGCAAACTTTTTAGTCCATTCAAGGTCAGACCTTAAACAACCACCATTCTTGACAGTATCCCATATATACCCAGTATAGTAATCTAAATTGCTCAATTCTTCCTTTGCTTCTTCCACTTCTTCAAGCAATACTGCATATGCTTCGTGTGCCGAATGAAATTGTGGATTACCCTTGTTTGCTTTCTGCAACTCTTTGTCAAAGAGTGCTTGTACTTCTTCGTTACTTACTGCAAAACTCATTTTTTTATTCCTCACTTTCTATTGGTGTGTTCCAACAATCTCGGCAATCACTATAATACTCATTAAATTCGTGTTTACATTCCTCATCCCCTTGACCTAATACTTTAGCACATAGAGGAGGCAAACCATTCTCTAGCTCAGCCTGGGGATAACGCTCCAAATACTCTGATAAAAGAGTTTTTTGTGGGTTCTCATTACTCCATCTCTGAACAATCTCTATTGCTTCGGAAGTATAAAGTTGTTCAAGAATACTACAAGATTTATTCTTGCCATTTAAATTTGAACTCAAAGGACATTCAAAACAATTATTTCTGCCACACATTCTTCGCTTTTCCCTGAAATAGTTTTTGGTTAGTTTACAATCAATCACTTGTCGTCACCACCTTTCAATAAGCACATTATAACAACACCTGTTACTGCACCGATTAAATAACACACAATATGTGATACTACACTAATCATTTTCTTCACCAACCTTTTCCGACATTCTCGCCCCGCAGTGTGGACAATAATCAGCACTACAATATGGGTATGTAGCAATCAAGAAAATAAAATCGCAATTACTACATCTCTTCTTGTTATTGTCGTGAGTTTCAAGCCATTGTGCTTTTTTAGGTGGTTGCTCATACTCGTATTGCTTGCAACTTTCAATGATTTTGTAAATATCATTATCAATCAGACCATAATACCAACCACAATCTCTGTTACGCATAATTAAATATCTATTTTTTTCTATTTCCTTTTCTACTTCATCTAATAAAACAAATTCAGCCATTTTACAACGCTCCTAAAATCATCAAAAAATTAATAGTGGCAAATGAAACACTAAAACATCTAAAAAATAGTTTTAGTTTTTTGCTTTTAAGAAAAAAAGTCACAAAAAACAAAAGAATTGCACATACTAAAGACACAATACTACTTTCCATTAAACCACCTATTTTCTATCATTCTACATACTTTTTGCCTAGCTTCTTCATATTCCTTGTTTGTATATTCTTCGCAAATGCTTAAGCCCTCTACAAACTTAGAAAATCTAATACAACGCACCTTGTTTCCTTGCTTCCTATTTTTGTCGCAATAGTCACAAGTTGAACATTCATAATTAGCCATTATTCTTCACCAACTTTCCCCCAATCAAAGTGTTGTCCACACTTATAACAGTAGTCTGCTACACCTAATAAAAAGCAAAACAAATACTTCATATCTTACCTACTCTCTTCAATGCCATATGCTGACCGTATGACAAGTTAGTACCGTTACTATTATTATAACTTGATAACTCTGATAAGTTATCGTCTAAATGACTTTCTGTTGCTGTCTGTTCAGGTCTGCAATCATAGCAGAAGTGCCTTTTTATCTTGTTCGTGGTGAATGCCCTACCACACCACGAGCATATTTTTTTATATTCTTTTTTCTTCCTCATTCTTCCCTCTCAAACTTCAACCCTAGTTCATCAATAACAACCTTATCTAAATGATAAGCAAAGTTGTCTTCGTCTTCTTCTGCCACCAACTTAAAGTATGTATCAAGTAGCTTGTCTAACCTAGCCTTACCAAAGCCGTATTCTCTGTTTAAAGCTACACAACACATCTTAAGTGTTTTGCGTACTATTTTCTCTGTTTCTTTTCCCATTAGTTGCATTACAACTCTGTGGCTTTCCTCGTGTATAATCTGATTTTCTTTCTTTGTCAACTTATACTTGTTTGGTAATCTACATTTCATCCTATCTCCTCACATTGAAAATATCCATTGCTTGTACTTGCTTAACGCAATCTAAGTACAGTTGTTTTAATTGCTCGTCGTCGTAGTGGTCGTATTGTCCTGACCTTAACTTTGCTTGATAAATCACATTGATTGTATCTTCCATTTTCTCACCTTCTTTATAAGCCTAACATATCTTTTGTGTTGTTGTAGTCTTCTCTTATTGCTTTTCTGCGTCTGCTCTGACCTGTTACTTCCACCGGAAAGCACCTTTCTAAAATTCGGTCATAAATTCTTCCGTTGTCAATATCATCAGGTCTTTTAATTTTGTCGATTGATAGATTAGTTGTAATAATCATTGGCAACCCTACACGATAACGACTGTCAATGATGTTGTACACCTGTTCTTTTGCAAACTCTGTATTTCGCTCAATTCCTAAATCGTCAATAACAATCAAAGGAAAACGGTTAAAACTGTCTATGTACTCTTGCCTGTTGAAGGTTGCTTGTAATGAGTTAATTATCCTTGCAAAGTTAGTAACTAATACCGGATAACCTTTATCAATCAAAGCATTTGCAACTTCACACGCTGAGTAGGTTTTCCCTGTTCCTACACTACCATAAAGCAATAAGCCTTTACCTTGCTTTTTCATTTCCTCAAAGTTTTCAACATATTTCTTCATAGCATTAGTTACTCTGTTGTTTGACATATCATCATTTGCAAAAGTCCACTCTTGCATACTGCACTCAGGAAAGCCTACACGCCGTAATTCTTTAACTTTCTGTTCAAACTCATTCTTTTTCTTTTCTGCTTCTTCTTTATCTCGCTTTTCGGTTTCACACTTGCATAGGCACATAGGGTGGCGTTTCAGTCCTCTAAATATTACTTCTGTTTGCTTCTTGGTGTGGCACTTGCCACAGTATAGCAATCCGTCTATACCTAGATAGTCACCTTCATTTCTAGGTATAGCCGTCAGACTTTGCTTTATCAGACTATTTACAATTTGTGTATCCATTTTGTCACCTTCCTACTTGATGAAGTCCAAATCGTCTTCTTCGTTAGGGTTAAAGCACCAACCGTCATTCTTATTTTTTGCTTGGTTGTTACTGTAGGAACTGATAACAAAGAAACTTCCCCAACCTCTGCAAACAACCTCTGTCAAGTAATCTTTAACTGACATATTACTATCATTTGCCATCTTGTCTAGCTTGTTAAGATTAAGTTTGATACTACTTTCAGTCATTGCTAGATGTTTTGACTTTCTGTTATCAAGCCAATCATTCAACAAAGATAATACTTCTTCATCAGCCGAATAACTTTCAAGAATAAAAGAAAAATCTTTTTTCTTTTTATTCTTTTTATTATTAGTATTTGATATATTAGTATTTAATTCTTTAGTATCTTTATATAGAGGGTGGTTTTCTACCCCTAGATTTTCTAGGGGTTGATTTTCTACCCCTTGTTTTTTACCTTCTTGTTTTTGTGGTTTTTCGTAAATATTATATTCATATTCAAATCTGCCACTTGAAGTTTCGTTAGGTTTTTTCTTGGTTATTGTTAAATAACCAAACTTTTTCAACTCATTTAAGGCTGATTTTATTGAAGTTTCACTTTCTTTACAAACAGATACTAAACCACTAACAGTATAATTCCAATTTTCCGGTAGTGATAACATCAAAGATAATAAGCCTTTTGCTTTAAGGCTCATTTCTTTATTCTTAAAGCAGTTATTACTGATGATTGTGTAATCTTTCGTCTTATTTACTCTAATTACTGCCATACACTACCTCGCTAAAATGGTAAGTCTTCATCCTGTAAGCTTTGTGGCTGAGGATAACCATTGTAATTATTTAATTGTTGTTGCTGATACTGTGGTGTTTGGTACTGTGGTTGTGTTGGTTGTGTTGGTTGTTGGTAACTTTGTTGTGGTGGTTGCTGATACTGTACATTAGGCAGATAGCTGTTATTACTCTGTTTTCTCTTTTCACCTGTAAATGAAACACTATCAGCTACAACTTCTGTTACATAACGGTTACTGCCGTCTTTAGCTTGATAAGTTCTTGTCTGTAACTGACCTTCAAGGGCAATCATTGAGCCTCTCTCGAAATATCGGCATACAAACTCTGCTTGTTTTCTCCAACAAACTACATTGATGAAGTCTGTTTGTCTTTCTTCGCCTTGTTTTACATAATTTCTATCTACTGCGATAGAAAATGATGTTACAGAAATACCACTTGCAGTAGTCTTTAGTTCCAAATTCTGAGTAATTCTACCCATTAAAACAACTCTATTTAACATTTTTAACTCCTTAACACTTATGTATTTTTCGTCCAAAGTATGGACTATTAATTCTATTTAATTGTGCAAAAGGTAAATCTTTCATTTTACTTTTTGCTTTACCTAGTACCTTCTTGTCGCACTTATCAGGTGTGCAACCTCTCGTTTTGCCTGTCACAATCATATAGTGACAACATCTGTCGTGCTTATTTATGCATTGATAGTATATACACCCTTTACAAGTATTTCTCACCTTCCCACTTCCTGTACACTAACTTTTTTTCATTCCAATTAGGATAATATGACCTTAAATAGTCTTGTATTGCGTTCTTGTACGATTTTGGGTTCTTGCCGTTATCGTATTCAATGTGACAAGAAACGCACAGACAGACTAAATTCTCGGCAATTCCCAACCCCATACGGCTTCTAGGAATATAGTGTGCTACTTGTACATTTTGGTTGCCACAAATAATGCATTTGTGGTTATCCCTTTTGTACACTTCCTCTCTAACTGACTTGAATATATCAGTCGCCTTTGTTGACTTCTTCATTGAGTAACCTTTCTAATTCATTACTGCCAAAAAATACGGCTCTCATATTAACAGGTGCGTATTTTTGATGAAATAAACTTTTTGCATTCTTTATATCTTTGATTGTGTGGTTACACATAAATTGCTTACATATAGCCGGTCTAATCTCATATATAAGGCATTTTTTATTTGCTTCGTCCCTAAAAGGACAGGTCATATCATAGCCTTGTATATAGTTATGTCTTTGCTCTTTGATGTGGTGTTCTGTAATGTATGCTTTTATTCTTCTTATGTCGTTATCAGATAAAGGCAGAAAGTCAGAGCAACACGCACCACAATTAGAGCATTTATCTCGTATTGTGTAGTCGGTTATCACGCACTTAACAACTCCTTTATTTTAATGTTAGGTTCTATCCCATACATTTTGCAATCCTCAACAATGGAATTGAGTAGAATTGTCATTTCTTCTGTGTTGTATGTAGAAGAACCATAGTAACATTGTAACTTTGTTGTGCCTGGAATACGGCTTTCCATGACCTTAACAAGCCAACCAACACCATTACTTTCCCACTTTTTCTTGAATGTTGGTACGGCTTTGGTAGGGATAGCGATAAACTCGCTTGTCCCTACTCTCTCAATGTGGTCACAATAAATGTCTTCCTTAGTAATAAGTCTGCCATTCTCTGTGATGTGTTCTAACTGCAACTTTTTCGCAATCTGTGTACACAACTCCCAACAGAAGTCATTTTGCGACTTGCTCCGTTTAGGACGATATTCTTTAACTTCAAGAACATACTCCTTATTGTCCTTGAACCCCTTAGCAAGTTCTATAAGTTGTTGAATTACAACCATAAAACTTGCTTTTTTAAATCTTAACTTATTCATACCATCACCTACATCTGATGAAGTAGGTTGATAACCTCTTCTGCCTGTTGAAGATTAATTCCTTCATTAATCTTGTACTTGACCTTTTGCTGAACCTCATTCAGCACTTCACTTGGTTTTGTACCTTTTTTCTTTGCTACTTGGTTAATCTCGAACTTAACCTGATGAATAGGTAACTGTGGTGGCTCTTGCTTTGGTGGTTGATACTGTTGTGGTGGTTGATACTGTGTTTGTGGTTCTTTGCCAAATTGATTGGTGTAATCACTATCCTTTGTATCGTCAATGGCGAATAAACCATTCAAGGCATATTTCCTAGCATAAGAAGAGGCTGAGCCTGTTAATTGACTACCGTCCATTTTCTTCCTTTGCAAGTCTTCTCTAGCATAGGCAGAAACACATATTTCTTCGTTACTTTCAGTATCGACTAACTTTGCCGTAGCTTTAATGTAAAACCTGTCACCAATCAACACCAAATCATCAGTAAGTAGCACAACTGCCTTATAAGTTAATAAGTGTTGTTTTAATGCATTGAGTATGTCCTCACAACTTCTGTAATTGTAGTTGGCAAAAGCATTGTACTGTCCTTTCGGTGCTTTCAGTTCTGCCTGCATCATCATCAGTTTTGCAGTAAGATTACTTTTTACTGCTGTACTAGGTTTATCACTAGGTACTTCATTAGGTAGGTTGTTTAAATCAACATTCATAATTCAAGCCCTCACTTTCAAAAAATGCTTTTACTCTCTGTAACTGCTCAATGGTTGCATTTTTGATTGTGAAAGTACAATCATAAGTATCTTTCACTGTTTTTACTTCTGTCGGTGTTTCCTTTACCGTTTCCTTTGGCTTGTCAATCACATTATGTCTTGCAACAACATTTTGTATTGCAAAGGCTATATTGTGGTTCTGACTATACTCATACATAACTTCATCAGCATATTGCTGATTTTTGATAATAGAGATGTCACACTCTACATTATCAATGTAGGTCGTACAAATCTCTTTCAACTTCTTGATGTTGCTTGATAGCAATATTTTAAGGTTCATATCCTCAAATTTTGCCAACTTCTTTACTTCTTCACTCTTAGTTAGTAGATAACCGTGGAAAAAGTCCTTGATTTCGTTTGAGATTTCCTTTTTCTTCAAGTCTTCAATCTCATTAATCTGTCCTTTGAGTTTTTGCTCAGCCTCTTTATAAGGGATTGAAACACACTCTTTGTATTTCTGCTCCCAATCGTTGTAAGGTCTTAAAGCCTCAGCTTTAACTCTCTTTCTTTCGTCCTCTAAGGCTTTCAGTTCCTTGTTTAATTCAGTCTTATACTTTTTCACATCCTTGATGTTGTCGATTGATACGGCTAAATTTAAAGCCGTATTTACTCTTTCCTCAACCTTTGCTTTGATTTCATCAAAACCACCTGTAATTACAAGTGGTTGTACTATTTTAAGTTCGTTCATTACCTGTTTCCTCCTCATACATCATTTCTTCCATCAGTAAATCGTCCTTGTAACAATCATACTCATAGTCTTCATTATCGTAATCATCATATGTATTACGATAGTTATTTCTTTCCCAAGCGTCATAATCGTAGTATTCCATTGACTTTATCCTTTCTAGGCTATATAATAGCCTCGTAAAACAATATACAGTTTTTCGTGTGGGTGTTGGCAAGTGTCAGTTGTCAGCACCCTTTGTCTCTTTCGTCCATACCTAAGGCTTTATCAATCACTTCATCAATCATCACTTTATATAGTAGCAACTCAAACGGATGGTGATTCCTTGCTATTGTTTCAATGAAAGATTTGAGCATAAAGTAAAAATCAGCACCACTACAATCTACATTTACTCCAACGGCTAAACCGTCACCTTGATGTAAGCCTTGTATTACAATCTTTGGTTCGTTCATTGTATTTTTTCTCCTTTCAATTCCTCTTCTTTAGATAGCCAATATAATTCAAACTCTTGACTTATCATTTTTTGAAAAGTTATTGCTATTCCAGGTGGTGTAACACTAAGTAACGAGCGAATAAAACACCTTGTCATTCTCAACATTTCTTTAGCGTTGCCGTTTAGTTCGACAAAATAATCTTTGTCTTCCTTCTCTTCTTTTTGTATTAGTATCTTTGGTTCATCCATTTTTTACACCTCCTTCCTTAAAACAATGAATATAAATCAACCTTAAGTCCGGCATTAAGATATGGAGTGAAAAACTCCACATAGTCACACCAATATTGATAAGTGCCTAATTCAATTCTTTGTGTGTCATTACCAGTTCTACAGTTGATTGCTTGATACTTATCAGACCATACATTAATATCAATGTCAGCCATTATATCGCCATCCTCAAACACTCGATTAAGTAGGACAATTTTCTGTCCGTCCTTTGGCTTGTCTTCTGTGGTTCTGTACCACTTTACATTATTAATTATTTTCATTGATAATTTCCCCTTTCAATGTTGTTTCCTCAATTTCAATCTCACCAAACGCTTCTTTAAAACATTTAGTCGTAAATTGGTTCTTGGTTATTGCTATTTCCTCTGAGGCATACTCTTTCAAGTCCTTGTATATTTCCCTTGCTATGTGTGGGATAACCCACGCACAACCCATATACAAGAAAGGCAGAAGTAATACACCACCGTTGCGACTGTTAAGGCTGATGTGAAATACTAATGATATTGTTACCACTAGTGCAATTACAATCATCAGTCCTATTAATTTTGCTTTGTTTTTCATTCCTGAACATTGTACAAGCTAAACCTCTATCACTTGATAGACAATGTTTAACTGTACACCTTTTGCACACTCCTTTTCTTTTCATCTGCACAACGCCCTTGCAAGGTCGTTTATGTTTACACCTGACTTAGTTCTGATAGGCTTAAATCGTCTGTATGCAGTTCCTTTACTGCACCCTACAAATCTTCCTATCTCTTCATAGGTTAGAAAGGTTTTGCCTGGATACATTCTTTCTAACCTATCAAGAGTGTATCTGTAAGAGAATTTCTCTCTCATTTTTTATCACTTCCTTTTGCACTTAATACACCGACAATAACGCCTTTGATAAAGGCTTGTTCCTTGTTAGGTAGTGCCTTTAACAATGTAGTAATTGTTATTGCGTCAATTTTCTTAGGGTCCATATTATTACCTCCGTATTTGTATTTGTACGATTTATTTTGTCTTGTTTTTCGTACTGTAACTAAATTATAACACATTATTTTCGTATGTCAACCCTTTTTATTAAAAAATTTTATTTAATTTTTCGTTGACAGACGGCAAAATATACTGTATAATAATGGTACAACTTAATAAGGAGGTGATGAAAATGTCACAAGGTTCAAGGGTTAAGGAAATTCGTAAGAACTTAAAACTTAATCAAACTGAATTTGGTAATCTTCTTGGTGTTTCTGTTGATGTAGTAAGTAACATTGAAATAGGCAGAGTTGATTTAAAGCCTTATATGGCTAAATTGATATGTCAAACATTTAATGTTTCCCCTATTTACTTAGAAAAAGGTGAGGGTGAAATGTTTACCGACACAGAAGAAACACTATTGGAAGAATTACAAAAGTCTTATCAATTAAATGATGATGAAGTTGATATTGTAAGGAACTTCATACAACTTGATGAAGATAGTAGAAAATTCATTATTGAACTCACAAGAAATTTAGCTAAAGGTCTTGGCAAAGACTAAAAGAAAAGGGTGTAGCAAAATGCTACACCCTTTATCTATATGCAATTCGTAAAAAAGGCACTTTTTTACACACCACATTATCTTTTTATCGTTACGAGTGTAAAAAACACCGTTTTTTAATCACTAAAACGCAAAAAGCACCCTTTAAATGCAAAAATCTTGTAATTAAGGGTACTTTAGTACAGACTAAGGTTTTAACCTGTCCCAATGGTTATATAAATAACCTATATGTTTGTATATCTTTATCAGTAGTTCTTCATCCTCTATCATATCTAATAACATATCTATTAATTCTCTTGTTGTCATTTCATCACCCCCTAGGGCTTAAATATTAGAACATTTGTTCTATAATGTCAACCCTTTATAATTAGTCTGTCCCATTTATGGGACTTAACTCAATAAAATAATCAAAAATAATCAAAAGTAGTTGTTATGATGCACTTAATGTTGTATAATTTGTTTGAGGGGGTGAACACTATGGAAGATAAATGGTACAAGCAACCTGTCAGCTATATAATTATAGTTATTATGATATTACAAGCACTTTTGGTTTTATCTCGTTGTGGCAACGGTGACGGTGGTATAATTGATGGTGATAAACATAGTCCATCTATCACTATTACGGACTATACAGATTATGTATCATACGGAAATTATCTTACTATTAATATATCAGGCGAAAGATGGGAAAAATATCATATAGAGTTATTAGCAACTGAAACTGATGATGATGTTACGGATGAATTTGTAGGTGAAAAGGAAGTCAAAACTGATTTTTTAGGGAAAGCTGAATTTAAACTTCAAAGCAAGGTGCAATCATATTATGGTTATGAGTGTTATCCTGTTATTTATAATGAAGATAACAAAACCGTATCAGTCGCAGACGCTTATATTACAGTAGAAGAATAAAAAGAAAAAGCACCTAGCATAATACTAGGTGCTTGTCACAAACCAAACCCGATTAATTTATAGAGGAAGTACAACTTCTTTCTTAATCGTTGGTTTTATTTTACTTCTTTTTTTTGGAAAAGTCAAGAGGAAAATAAAAATGAAATGTATAAAATGTAAAAAGGAAATACCGGAAGGCTCAAAGTTTTGCAATCATTGTGGAGCAAAGCAACATAGACAAAGCAAAAAACGAAAAGACGGTCGATTTGAAAAGAAAATCACTATTAATGGAAAGAGAAAATCATTCTATGCTAAATCACAAAAAGAATTAAATCAAAAAATACTTAATTATAAAGAAGAGTTAAAAAACGAAAAAGAAAATATACCTATGATAAAAGTAGTTGAAGAATGGGAAAATTATAAATATCCTTCATTAGAGCATAATTCTATTGAAGAATATAAATCTAAAGCTAACAGAGTAAAGAATTTTTTTGGCTCTATGTCAGTAAACAAAATTGGATATAAAGATATAATGGAGTATGCAAGTAAATTGTCGACTAGCTATTGTCAAAATACAATTAGAGGATATATGACAAATTTAAGTAATATTTTTAAGTTCGCAATGCGAATGGGATATATAATACAAAACCCTTGCGACTTTGTAGACATGCCACAAGGCAAAAAAACTACGCCAAGAAAAGGTCCGACAGAAGAAGAAATAAAAATTATATGTGATAATATAGATAAAAAAGGTGGGTTTCTTGCGTATTTGGTTTTGTATACCGGACTAAGACGAAATGAAGCCTTGATTTTGAGGTGGGGAGATATAGACTTCAAGAACAAAATTATTAATGTTACTAAGTCGTTGAATTGGCATAGCAACGAACCACACATAAAATACCCTAAGACAGATAAAGGTATAAGACAAGTTGTGTTGCTAGACTGCCTAGAAAAAGAATTATTAAAGAGGAAAGGAAGAAAAAAAGATTTGCTTTTCCCTGATGATGAAGGAAATTTATATACCAGTAGTCGCTATAAAAAAATGTTTAATGAGTATAAAAAAGCAACAGGACTTACTATAACATTGCACAACCTCCGTCATGGTTATGCAACTATGTTAGAAGAAGTTAATGTTGGTTTTAAAGCAAGACAATCTTTGCTAGGTCATGCTAAAATATCAACTACTCTTGATGTATATACAGATATGACCCAAAGACAAAAAGATAAGACTAGACAAGAACTAAATAATTATTTAAGTGGGGTCAAAATGTCGTCAAAAGACCTAGAAAGTCAATAAATAAGCCAAAAGTATAAATTTATAGTTATAGATTTGAGGTGAAATAATTATATAATCAGTTACAAAAATTAAAATTATTTATTAAAAAGGGGTATTATTATGAATGCAAGTAAAAAAATTGCAATAGGTTTTTTAGTGTTTGTTTTTGGTATGATATTCTTTTCACTAATATTTGCTGGTTGTGATAAAATAACATCCTCAAATAAAAATAATAGTGAAGAAAGTAGTTCTTTTGACAAATCAATATTAGAAACTAATAGTACGAAAAAGATAAAAAACCTTGAAGTTCCTATTAATGATAAATGGGAAGTAGAAAATGATAAGGATGATTCAATCTATGAAAATGACTATTGCTATACTATTGATGGTAATAACGGTTACATATTTATGTGGGTAAGAAGTCAAAAAAGTGATATTTCACTTGAATCATCTAAGGATTATTTCGACAATGATAGTGATTATAAAAACAAACATTCTGAAATATTTGAACTATTTGATGGTGTAGATGCATTAGACACTACACACCTTGATTCATCATCAGACAATTATTCACATACTGTTGAATTTATAGCTGATGGTGAAGACTATGAAATTGAATTTTATGGTGATAAAAGTTTAAAGAAATATATGGAAACTTTATATAACAATGTCATTGGTAGTGATTTGATATTACATAATGAAACTATAGAAGAAACTACAACTACAACAGAAGAACCAACAACTGAAGATTATGATAGTGATGATGATTATGACTATGACTATGACTATGAAGAAGAAACTACTACAAAGCCTAAGAAAGATACTTTAGTTTATAGTAACAGTAAAATTAACATTTATTTTCAAGATGTAACAACTGAATATGATGAAACATATGTTAATTTCAAAGTAAAGAACAAGAGTAGCAAAAAGCTTGATTTTCAAGCTGATACAATAACTCTTGATGGTATTAGTTATAACGATATTGTTATGTCTGACCCAGTTGCTCCACAATCAACCGGTATAATATCAGCACAAGTTGAAAAAGCACCATATAAACAGCCTAAAACCGTTGGTGCAGAATTAAGATGTTTTGACGATAACTTAAATACAGACAACATTAGCTTTGTTAATGTCAAAGTAAAATAAAATAAAAAAACGCCCTCTGGTATTGGCGTACCAAAGAGCGTAACCATTACATTTGGGGTGTAATGATACAATATTCACTGCAACAATATTGTACCACACCCTTGTGAAAAATTCAACTTATTTCACAAGGTATTTTTGCACCCTTTTTGAGAAAAAAGAGGTTTAAAAAAATGAAAAAATGTATAAACAGAAGGTGCAATAAACTATTAGATAATGATTTTAAGTTCTGCCCCTTCTGCGGGAAATTACAAGAGGTAAAGAAAAAGACTACAAGAGTAAGAAGAACTAAGGGTACAGGCTCTATATACTGTCGCAAAGATACTAAGTCTAAGCCTTGGGTGGCAATGAGTTCTATAACAGGCATACAAAAATACATAGGTAGCTTTGCAACTAAAGTTGAAGCAGAAACTGCATTAAAAGATTATGAATACAATCCAATTACGGACTTTAATATTACATTAGCACAACTTCATGAACAATGGATGAAACAACAATCATATAAATCACTATGCGATAGTACAAAATCGAATTATAAAACATCATGGGATAAGTTAATAACCTTACATAATATGAAATTCAGAGAACTAAGAACGGCAAACTTTCAAGCAGTTATAGATTTTTATTCATCAGCACACCACAAACGAGGTGTTGACGGTCAATTAATGTATGTAGATAAGAACGGTAAAAACACCTATAAAAAGACTAACACACCTTTAGTAATCGAAGGCTTAAAATTCTCAGCACTTAACAAGGTTAAGTGTTTATTAACTTCAATGTATAAGTTTGCAATGATGAATGATATTGTTAATAAAGACTATGCAACTTATATTGAACTACCTGAGCCAAACGATATAAAGCGAACTAGATTTACAGATATGCAACTTCTCAAGGTTAAGCAGAGTATTGGTGTTATACCATATGCAGAATACATATATGCTCTATGTTACTTGAATTTTAGAGTATCAGAGTTCTTAGAGCTTACAACCGATAATTATATGATAACTGAAACAGGAATACCAATCTTCATTGCCGGTAAAAAAACGGATGCAGGTACAAACAGAATAGTGCCAATCCACCCCAACATACAAGACATTGTTGAAAAATGCATTGCCAACGGTGGTAAAACAATATTCTGTGGTTCTGATGGTGAAGCACTAAACAAAGATAACTACCTAAAGTATTACTTTAGACCGGCTACAAGGCTTATGGGTTTACCGGATGATTTAACACCACACAGTTGTAGGAGAACATTCAGTACAAGAATGTCAGCAAGTGGTGCAAGAGAAGAAGACATTATTGCTTTAATGGGTCACACTAATTATGATGTAGATATTAAACACTACATTAACCAAGAAACAGAAACCCTTTACAAGGCTATTAAGCTTATGGCTTAATAGCCTTTTATACTTCAAAAATCTGTTGTTTATCTGTTGTATATCACATTAAATGACACGAAACAAAGAGAAACAAACAACAGTATATACAACAATACAAAAGTAAGAAAAATCCCATTAACAAGCCGTTTTTAGCTTACTAATGGGATTTTTGAGTGGCTCCCCCAACTGGGCTCGAACCAGTGACATCATGATTAACAGTCATGCGCTCTACCGACTGAGCTATGGAGGAATATACAATTTTCTTTTGGGCTTTGCCAAAGATTTTTGTTAAG